TAATCCATATAGAGTAATTTGTTCTGACGAAAATGGAACAACACTTACAACAACACCAGGACATGGTTCTATTACAATTGCTAACCCTAATTTAGTATCCTTTGGTACTGGTTCATTAACAACCACAACAAATGCAAAGTTTCCAATGCCGGGTAGTAATGTTAGTTATACAACATATCAACCATACACAACAGGGCCGGATGAAAAAAAGAAAAAAATAAAAAATAAATAGTTATATAAAACAAACAAAAAGTTATTATGGAAGAAAATATACAAATACAAAGAGGTGGAACACAGATTACACCACCACAACCCCAACAACACAAAGGGTTTGATTTTCCAACACAGGTCATATCATTACCATCGGAAGGTAAAGTATATCCACAATCAAATCCATTAAGTAGTGGTAAAGTTGAAATTAAATACTTAACTGCAAAAGAAGAAGATATTTTAGCAGATAGAAACCTTATTAATAAAGGGTTAGTATTAGATAAATTGTTAGAATCAATTGTAGTTCAACCAGGAGTTAATCCGGATGATTTAGTAGTTGGTGATAAAAATGCAATATACTTAGCAGCAAGAGTATTGGGATATGGTGCGGGATATGATATCGAAATGACAGATCCATTTAGTGGAGAAAGACAAAAAGTTACAATTGATCTATCAGCAGTAGAAACTAAAGATGTAGATTATTCTTTATTGAGTCCTGAAAACAGATATACATTTGAATTACCATCAGGTACTAAGATTGTATTTAAACTTCTTACTCACAAAGATGAAAAAGATATTAATCAGGAAATTAAAGCAATAGAAAGATTAACTAAAGGAAAGGCGGTATCATCTGAAGTTACAACAAGATTAAAATATATGATTGTATCTGTAAATGATAATTCTGACAGAGGTTATGTAAATGGATGGGTTGCAAATCAATTCTTAGCAAAAGATGTAAAAGCATTCAGAAATTACATAAAAGAAATATCACCAGATTTAAATATGAAATTTGAATTCACATCAGACATAACGGGTGAAACGGAGGCACTTGATATTCCTTTTGGAATCGACTTTTTTTACCCTTCCAATTGATTATAAAAAACAATTATATGATGAAATTTTCTTTTTGGTATTTCAAGGTGGTGGAGGATTTACATTCTCTGATGTTTGGTGTTTACCGATTCATATTAGAAGGATGTACGCAAATCAATTATATGAGATAAAGAAAAAAGAAAACGAAGAAATTAATAAAGCAAATAGTAAAGTTAGGAGACGATAAACTCCTAACTTTTTGTTTTATATGATATTTATATAAAATCATGCATTTATGGACAATAACAAAAAGATATTAAGTGAGGGACTTTTGTACTCTTTGGTTGATAATTTCTTCAAAGCATTAGAAAAGGGTGCAGCAGATAAATTTTACGATAAAGTTAAGAAAAGTGATTTACATCCAGAAGCTAAAAAGGCAATGGAAGGTATGATAGATTATGAGAAAAAACTTAAAGATGCATTAAAAAAATATCACTCTAAATAATAGATGGCAAATAATCCATACGATAAATTAGATCCTAAAGAGGCAGAAACCTACGCAAAACTTATAGCTCAGATTAGACGAGAGGCAGAAAAACTGTCTAAGTTAAAAGATAATATGGTTAAAGGAGATAAAATCCAAGCCGAATTAATAGAGGAACAAAGCAAACAACTTACAAAATTAAGAGATAGATATAAAAGTTATGTTTCCAAATTAAAAGAGGGAAACAACACATTAAATACACAAAATGATAGAATAGCATCAATAGCATCTACCATAAATGATATGCCAAAAATGTATAAAGCATTTGGTGATCAATTAAAAGGTTCAGTTACAATATCTAATCAAATAAATGATAGTATTAATAACATTAAAGATAATGATTTAAAAGAATTTGCAACAGAATTTAATGATGGATTACAATCAGCATTTACTTCACTTACTGAATACGCTCAATTAAATTCAAATGATGTTGAACAAATAAGAGCAAAATCAACTGAAATTGCAAATCAATATAAGTTATTACAAAGTATGCTTCCATTAATAGAACAGAGTAGTGAATTTAGTGAAGCACAAAAACAACATTTTAGAGATGGAGCAGCATCTTTAGCTACATTAACTACGGAAGCTGGTAAGTTTGCGAACCAATCAAAAGAATTTAAAGAAGTATACGGAACATTAGTTGATGATTTATCAGGTGTAGGTAATGGATTTAGAAAAATAGCAGCTACATTAGAATTATTATTTAGTTCAGGTAGGGCAGCAACTGCTTTACTTTTATATGGATTAGGTAAAGTAGCAGATGCATATGGTGAGATAAGTAAAGAAATTGGTGTGAGTATAACTCAAATGTTTGGGTTAAAAACTGAAGCATTACTGTTAGGTGCAATATTAGGACAGAGTTCAAGAGATGCTGTTATTAGTTTAGGAAAGGCATTGGGTGACACACGAAATGTTACGATGGGAATGGGTATTGATGCAGGAACATTAGCAGCAAATTATAATTTATCAGGAGAACAGGCGGCATACTTAGCAACCAATTTTGGTAAAATGAGTGGATATAGTGATGAGGTTGGTAAAAATACATTAGCATATACAAAACAATTAGCATTTGCAAATGGAATAATGCCAGCAAAAGCATTTGAAGATATTGCTAATAGTAGTGAATTTGTTGCATTATATACAAAAGATAGTGGTAAAAATATTGCAGATGCGGCGGTAGCAGCTGGTAAATTAGGAGTAAATCTACAAACGGCATCAGCGATCGCAAATAATTTATTAGATTACCAAACATCAGTTGATAAAGAAATGGAAGCTAGTGTATTGTTAGGTAGAGAATTTAACCTACAAAAAGCTAGACAATTGGCATATGAAGGTGATATAGCAGGTTCAATGAAAGAGGCACTAAATGCAGCGGGTGGTATAGATGAATTTATGAGTTTAGACCCAATTAGAAGAAAAGCAGTAGCAGATGCATTAGGTGTTTCGGTTGGTGAATTACAAAAAATGGCAGCACAACAACAGGATTTAAACGGATTGAATGGTGTGGGTGCACAATTATATAGTAGATTAGAGGAAACTTTACAAGGAATAGGTAACTCATTAGGTGGAAAGATACTTAATGGTTTTGCAGCAGTAGTAATGTTTGCAGGACAATTAAACATGGCATTTATGGGAACCAACTTTAGTGTTGGTAAAATGGTTATGGGAATATGGGATGGAGTAAAGGCAATGGGTTCATTTGTAGTTCAGTTAGCAAAAGCAGCTGCAATGAAGATGGGTTTTATGGGACCTGAGATGGTAATGAGTAAAGCAGGTGATTTGTATAGAGCAGATTCACCTCAAGGTAAAGTAATTAAAACAGCAGCTAAACAAAGAGCAGCCAAAGCAGCAGGTGCATCAGTAGCATCTAATATTGCACCAGCAGCAGGTAAAGCAGCAGGTGCAACAAATACATTGGGTGCCGGTGCTGGTGGAATAAATGCAAGTGGATTATTAAAAGGTGCCGCGGCAATGTTAGTAATGGCAGGTGCATTATATGTATTAGGAGCAGCTTTACAACAATTTAATTTAGTAGAACCTAATTCATTATTAAAAATGGCCGGTGCATTAATTATTGTTGGAGCAGCAATGACTGCACTATCTGCTATATTTGCAAATCCAGTATTAGCAGGAGGTTTAGGTATAGCAACTTTAGGAATATTAGGATTTGGTGCGGCAATTTATATGGTGGGTGGGGGTATAAAATTATTTACGGAAGGAATATCTATATTAGCATCAGCAATACCTATGTTAGCAACTAATTTAGCACCTTTAATTTCTATGATATTACCTATATTTGGATTAGCAGCAGCAATTACGGCATTGAGTATATCATTAGCAGCATTATCTGTTAGTGGAGCATTAGCACTTCCTGTATTAGCGGCAGTTGCATTAGCAGCCGGAGCAGGAGCAGCAATTGTTGGAAGTGGTGGTGGTAATGATAATTCGGAGTTATTAGCAGAAATAAAAGGATTAAGAGCAGATTTAAATAGTGGAAAAGTAGCAGTGAATATGGATGGTAAAAAAGTAAATACGGCATTGGCAATTAATAATAGAAGACAGGTAATGTAATATGGGGAAATCTTTAAGAGAATTATTAGAAAATTTTGATGAAAGAAATTTCGATCAATTACCTTACAATAAGGAATTAGATCCGAGTACAATTGTCACTGATACACAAAATAGAAGTGAAACAGAATTATCACAAGTTGGAAATTTTATAAAAAGTGTACCACAAATTTATGGATTAGATTCAAAAAGAATTTTATTACAAAGAGATCCACATGAGGATAAAGTATTAATTAAAAAAGCAGCGGGTGCAGTTGGTGGTTTATTAGGACCAGTTGGTGCAGCAGTTGGTAATTTTGTAGCAGATTTTAATCCTAAATATCCTGATGATTTTTTGTCAGGTGAGGCATCTGAACTTAAATTTAATTTATATTCTAAATTAATTAGTAGTGATTACGCTGGTGGTAAGTATTATAATGGTGGTGTAAAAAATAATAAATCCAAATTAGGTTCGTTTTTACAAGGAAATAGAACACCTCAACAAATAAAAGATAATGCATTAGCAGCTGCCAAAACAATGATAATTGGTGCAGCTATTGCTGGAGTTGGTAAATTATTATCAAGGAAAAAAAGAAAAGAAAATCCAGCAAAAAAATTACCACCACCAGTTCCATTTTTTCCATCAACGTTTGTTTTAAATTCAAAAACAACATTGAATGATAATGATTCAGTTGCACATTTTCAAGAACAACAACGAAATAATCCATTATTTCCATCAAAGTTTGGTAAAGATTTATCTACTACAAGGATAGTTGGTAAAGATGAATTAGTAGCAAGAGAGGATGAATTAGCAAATTTAGATACATTATATTCCAATCATATTGAATTATATCTTCGTAAAAATAACCAAACGGATACTAGGGAATTGTATGATAATTATGGATATTATACATCATTAACAATAAACAATGGAGTAGAGGATAGTTATAAAAGAGTTGGTAGATATAGTAAAGATGTATTAAGAATATTTGAAGCATCAAAAACAGACCCACAAACAGGTGAATTTGTACCAGAAGAATGGACAAGATATGATACTATTAAACAATTTGAAGATGATAATCCTAATTGGGATAATATAATTCCTGATACCGGTTTATTACGATTTGGAACACAAAATGTAAGTAGTTTAGAATTAGGTGGACAAATTAATTTAGTACAAAATAATTTAGATAATTGGTTAAGTTATAATCCTATCGCTGGTAGTGGTAGTGTAGATTATTCTAAATATTGGATTAAACCGGTTAGATGGAATAGTAAAGAAGCCAAATATAGTGATCAGGTTAATGGTAATAATCTTAATAAAATATTAGACCAGGATTATTATTTTGTTTCAGGCTCATTCCAAGCACAATCCAATACATTTGATAAAAAATACAACCCATATTTACAACAAAGAAGAGATGTTTTAGATACATCAAATAAAGGTGCATCTAAGAATGATAAAGCTTCCGATAGAATTAAGTTTAAAATAGGTGATGTATTATTGATGGGAACACTAACCGGTTTAACTGATGCAACTACTCCTATTTGGAGTTCTATAAAAGGAGTTGGTAGTGGATTTCATTTTTATGGATACGATCATTGGGAAAGAGAAGTTAGTTTTAGAGTAAGATTATATGCAGAATCGGAAAGTGATTTAAAAAATATATGGATAAAGGCAAATCAAATAAAAACATACACACTGCCTATTCCACAAAAAAATTTAGGTGTATTCGGCCGTATTATCAAATTGCAAATTGGTGATTTAATAAATGAAAGTTATGGATTTTTAACTCAATGTGAAATGAATGTGTTAGATGAATCACCATGGGAAATCACAGATGGTTTACAAAAACCATTTATATTTGATATGAACATTACATATAAAGTAGTATATAATAACGATAATTTCCCTCACTATCCAACACAAATTGATAAAAAAGCATACGAAATTCAAACAAAACCACAAACAGCACAACCGGTTGTAATTGGTGCACCACCTGTTGTTCCTGGTTTTAGTGAAACAGATGATCAATTAGATAGTTCACCATTACGTTCCACAGATACATCAACGGTAAACAGAGATAGGTCATCTACAAGATTAAATGCACCACCTACTACTTTAAGTGGAACGACAAGAGTAGAGCCAGATTCAATGCAGGCTTGGACTAGAGCAAGAAGTGTTGATTAATAATTAAAGATAAGATATGAGATACGATAATTTAGAAATAGAAAATAAAAAAGGTAAAGGTAATGTATTTGTTCCTCAATCCTTACCATATATTCCACCGAGTGATAGTGATATTTTAATTTATACAACAGCGGAAGATAGATTAGATTTATTAGCATTATCATATTATAATGACTCAAATCTTTGGTGGGTAATTGCAATGGCTAATAATCTTACTGATATTGATTTAAAACTTAATCCAGGAACTCAACTTAGAATTCCAATGAGAGCGAGTGAAATAACACAATATTTAGGATAATAAAAAAATAAAGTTATGTCTAGATTTCCATTTATTACTGGTATTAAACAATCAATAGTTGATCAAATTCAGAATACATCAAAAATTGAAACAGCTGGTGAAAAACCGTTTATTCAATTTACTAATTTTATTGATGGTAATAATCAAATTTCATACAATAGTTATTTAACATATAAATTAGATGAAGCAGTTTATGGTGCAAATAAAACCAATCAAAGATTTCCACCTGTTATAACAGGTTTAAGTGTAACTGCAGCAGGTAGTTTAGGTTCACTTAGAAAAGCAAAAGTAAATGTTAGATTTGCATCTAGTAAGGATTTATTAGAACATAAAAATCATTTTAGAGTAGGAAACACACAATTAGTAACTTGGGGATGGCTTAATAAAAATCAAAATTTTAGTGGAGATGGACCACAAAGTAGAGCAATAGCAGAAAAAATTGTAAATAATATAAATGGCTATATTGAATATACAGATAAATTCGTTAATAATGTAGATTTTTTAGCAGGTATCCTTACTAATTTTAATATGGTAGTAAATTCCGATGCAAGTGTAAATGTTGAATTTGAAATATCATCACCATCAGAATTAGTAGCATATTTAGAAATACATAAACAAGGAAAAACATCTAGTGTGGAAGGTAAAACCGAAGAAAAAGGGATGGTAGAAGTAATTCAGGCATTGGATATAGAGGGAAGATTGATTGCAGCTAAGGACAAAGAAATTCGTGATTATGTAATTAACTTAAAAGAAGATAGAGAAAGTACATGGACTACATTTGGTGAAACAGACGATAGTTATATTCAGTTGGGATATGCAATAAATGCAATTGTTAATAAATTTAGACAAACAACTGGTAGTGCACTTGGTGTTTTAGTAAATGTTGATATAGAAGAAAGTATTGCAAATTGTCATCCTAATATGATAAGTGTTACTGATAATGTTATATTTCCTAATAAATTAACTATGGGATTTAAAGATTCGGTAGATTATGATGGTGCAAGAGTAATCGAAGTTGATTTAAATAATACACAACCATTAGGTCCATTCAATACACAAAGAGATGGTATAGGTGATATATTTCCAAGTGATCAATCTATTAATATGAATGGGAATTATTTTAATTCGTTTAAAGCCGGATATATTAAAAACATATATTTAAAAACACAATTTTTAAAAGATATTGCAAAGGGTTCAAATACGGTTCATGAATATTTAGAAAAGATAGTATCTGAATTAAATATTGCCGGTGCAGGAATATATGAATTAGTAATTAGAGAAAGTTTTAAAGAAAAAACAGGACAACAAATTTATAGTATAGTAGATTTAACATTAGAAACAACATCCAAACCACAAATTCCAAGTTTAGAATTGTTTACTAATACTAGTAGAATGATTGAATTAAGAGCTAATGCAGATTTACCAAAAGAATTAGCAACTATAATGATGATGGGTGCTGTAAGTGCATCAACAAATACTACGAGTAGAAACAGAGAAATGGCGAAGGATATGTTTAAAACAAAACGTGATCCTATTTTAGAAGCAGTAAGAATTAGAAATAATACACAAGAAGCAAGTTTAACAGATAGTAGTACTCAACAAACATCAGTAACAACCGCTACAGCTGCAGGAGGAGCAACTACATCACAAACAGCAACTACAACCGATCCAAAATCTAGTAATTCTAATTTTAAAGCAACATGGGAAGCATTTAAAAGTGCAAATCCAGGAATAAATGCATTAGCAAATCCAGTACAATCTGCAACAAGATTAGTTACAGATACTCAAATATATTTAAAACTTCCAGGTGCAAATAGAGTTAAACTATGTGCAAGTAAAAAATTTGGAAAAGCTGGACAATCATATTTCGCAGTATTTACAGATGTTAGTTGTGTAAAAACCGTATACTTTGGACCAGATTATAGAAGAAAAGATGCTTTAGTTCCAATATCAGTAACGATGCAAATATTAGGCTTATCTGGAATAACAATAGGACAAGCATTAGAATTAAAACCATCACCGGTTCCTTGGTTAGATAGTGATACCGGATATTGGCAAGTAACAAATGTAGAACATGAGGTAGATGATACAAGATGGTATACTGATGTAGAATTAAAATTTAGAGTTAAATAATATGGAAGAGTCAATAATAAAAAATTACTTACAACTAAATACTAATGTAATATTTACAGATAATTTTAGTGCATTTCAACCAACACCAAATGAACAGGATTATAAAAACGAATTTATTTATCGTTATTTTATAAGAAAGAGAAATCAGGACAATGGTTTAATATACGAAGTAAGTGCAGATACATTTAAAGATTTTCAAAATAATCAATTATATTTTGGAACTAAAATCAAATGGAAAATATCAGGACAAATTGATGAAGTAAGTAAACTAAATCAACGTTCAGTAGCATTTGGAAAACAAACACTTTCTAATTTAGATACTCATATAAAAAACTATACTAAGTTTTGGAAAGGGTGATAAAAATCATACTATTATTTGGAAAATAAAAAATAATAACATATATTTATATTAAATAAACAAAAAGTTATATGAGCAATTTCAAACATCTAACCGATTTAGAAGTACAACAAATTACATTCGATTGGAGATACAGAGGATTCACCGTATTAGAACTATTAACCGAAGATGAGGTTGATGAAGTAAACGATGAATTAGAAAAATTAAGACAAGCTAGAATTGGTACAACTACCGAAGATGGTAAACCTTGGGGTGAGTGGGATCCATTTGCATATCCACACAAACTTTCTCCTAAATTAGAAAAATTATTTTGTCATCCAAAGATTTTGGAAGCATGTGAATTTTTAATGGAAGGTGAAGTACAAGGAATGCAAACTTGGTGCTATTTTAAACCACCAGGACAATTAGGTAGAGACCAACATCAAAACGCATTTTATACAGGATGTGGACATAATGAAATTATCAACACTGCATTGGCATTAGATAACCATGATCCAGAAAATGGAGCAGTATGGAACTACGAAGGTTCACATAGATTACCTGTTTTACCAATTGAAGTAGATGATGAAAGAACAAAAACTAATCCTACTTTTTGGAGAAACGAAAGAGGTAAACCTTGTGTAATGCCAGAAGGACATGATTTTCGTAAAGTAGAAGGATATTTAAGAAAAGGACAGGTAGTATTGTTACACTCACATTGTGTACATGGTTCTGAGGCAAATAACTCAAATAGATTCCGTAGAAATTTCTTAGGTGGATATTTGAAAAAAGGAGCAGTATTTAACAAAGGTGGACATATGAAAAGAGAACCAATTGATTTGCATGAATTAAAAGCAAAACACTGGACAGAATCAGATGAAAAGAATTTCGGTGGATTTTAATACAAAGGGAGTTTAAATACTCCCTTTTTTATTTTGTGTTGTCACAAAAATATACTAAATTTGTTACATGATATTTGTAGAAGATAAATTTGAATTTGAAGATTTCTTAAGAGAATACCGAAAAGGTAGTAATAAAATATATGTTCGGTTATCAGACGATGAAAAACATGCGATGAACAATCGTATATCATTTATTTACATTTTATGTGAAAAAAATGAATATGTTATCAATGTAAACAATGGTGACGGGTTAGGAATTAAAATAGAAGCATTAGGACAATTATTAGATACAAAACATCAGCAGTGGGTATTCAATCTCAAAGCAGTTCAACATCTATTACCTTTTAAAAATGCATATGATATGGATTTGGGCAGGTTTGTTACATATGGGTATCATGATATTGAATTAGGAGATAATAGTTTAAATCAATTTTATAAATCAAAGTTTAAAGGTGAACCATATTTGAATGATAGTATTCCAATGATGAAACAATTGGAATTAATAAAACAATATGTAAGTAGTTGTTATGTAGCAACCTCAAAAAGTTCGGATAAATTCATATTGGATGCAACCGAAGCATTCAATTATATTGAACATAGTGGGTTGAAAGTAGATGAAAAATATCGTTTAACACTAAATCCAGTTCATTTAACGAATGATAATATAGTTTATACTGAATATAATCTAATGACATCTACACTCCGACCATCAAACCGACATGGGGGTGTAAACTATGCTGCACTTAAGAAAGATACCGGTGTAAGAAAAGCTTTTATTAGTAGATTTAAAGATGGAGAATTGGTTAGTTGTGATTTTGAAGCATACCACCCAAGATTATTAATGGATATTATATATCAAACCAAACTTAATTCAAAAGTAGATATAAAAGAAATGAAATGGATTACTGAATTCTATGGGTGTGGTTTAGATTTTTATACATGGATTGGTAAACAAATGGGAATTCATGATAGGAGTGAAGTAAAAACATTAATATTTCAAAATCTTTATGGTGGAATTAGAAGTGAGTTGTTACATATTCCATATTTTAGAGAAATACAAAACCTAACTGATTTGCTGTATGAGACGGTTACAAAAAATAAATGCATGTTTACACATTTATATCATATTCAGTTTAATGAAGATAGATTTGAACCTATAACTCCTGCAAAAGTTTTAAACTATTACATTCAATCGTATGAAACCGAAAGAAATATTAAGAAAATTTTAGATATTAAGGATATATTGAAAGGAAAATTAACAAAACTTATATTATATACTTATGATGCGTTCGTTTTTGATGTGCATCCACTAGAAAAACAATATTTATATAGTGATATCATTCCATTATTAAGAGGTGGACATGGTAGATACGAAATAAAAACCACAACTGGTAAAAATTATGATGAACTTTAGTTTAGAAAATCTTAATGAAATTATTGATGATGTTTTATTGGAGTTTTGTGTTACATATCCAATACCTGATTTCCAAAATGAGGAACACTTATTACATTTAAAATCAATATTAGAACAATTTGGTGTAACAATATTAGATGATGCAGAATTAATGGAAGCTATATCATTAGCCCCAAAGAAATTTACATTAGAAGCACCTATAAAAAACAAAGCAGTTAATCCAAAAGATAAAGTTAGAGTAGATGCACATAAAAAAGGATTAGAAGGTAAAGGTGGTAAAGCATATGGACCTAAAGGTAAAGATTTAATTACACATAGAAACCAAAATGGTAAATTAGTAGCAGTAAATCCACCTGTTAAAATAGGAAAGGCAGCACAACAACAAAAAGTAGTAACACCTACAAAGAAAGTTACACCACCTACAAAAAAGACAACGGCACCTACAAAGAAAGTTACACCACCTACAAAGAAAGCTGTAGCACAACCACAAACAAGAACACAGGCGGCACCACAACCTCAACAAACTGCACCTACAAGTGGTAAAAAGGTTAAAAAAGTAAATGATGCTATTAGAAAAAAGGATAGTTTCAATACCGATAAATCAATGACAATTGGTTTAGATGATAAGACAAGTGAAGCAAGAGCAAAAGCAAACAAAGCTAAAAAAATAAATACAAAGCCATTATTTTCAACAAAAGATACACAAACTATATTTGATGGTAAACCAAAATTCCCTAAAAAGTATTTAAAGGTTTTAGAAAGAATGATGCAATATGGTAAAGAGAATATTACAATTACAACTCTTACTGATAAAGCAGGTGCAGGAACATTAGAATCAACTTGTGGTGAAATTGTTGGAATGATAGGATTGAGTATTCAAGATGCTGGTAAAAGAGCAATGTTCTTTAGATTATTAAAAGCTAGAGCAGAACAAAATGGCAAGGCAGGTATATTAGATGCAAGTTGGGTTACTGCAGGTGAAGCACATTGTATTGCAAATGAAAGAAAATTAAAAAGAGATTTTCCAAATGGATATACGATATTAAATACATTTTGGGATGTAGCAGATGAGGCAGCTGCAATTGGTGTTGAAGGATATAAACAAAACAAAGGATTTTCTACTGATGTTAATATGTTGGTTATGGATAATAAAACCAAACAAACTAAGTGGGTAGAACCTTCTTTAAAGAAAGATGAGGTGGTAAACTTATTAAACGGAACTACAAATAGAATTCGTTCAATTGCAGTATTAGCATCAAAGAAAGTAAGTAATAAAGAGAAGGATCAATACGAATCAGCAACAAAGGAATTAGAAGGAATGGGTGAGGTTAAGAAAGGAAAAACTCCGGAGTATGCTAGAAAAGAACAACTTCAAAAATATATAACCGGATTAGAGGAAAGAGTAAAAGCTGAAATTCCAAAAAATGCAAACGCAGAATATGCATATTCAGTACAAGAAAAGTTACATTCAACCGCTTGGGAAAATAAAGATGTAGTTAAACAAAGTAAATTATTATTAAATGCTTGGGCAAAATTAACTCCAAAACAAAAACAAGAAAGAGCTTTATCTATTATTGAAGAAATGGGACAAAATGATAAAGGTGGATTGAGAGCCGAAATTGTAGATACTATTAATAAACTTTATAAAAATAAAGATTCAATTAATGGATTAGATAGCATTGGACAAATTATAGGTGATAATACATCTAGAGGGAAACAAAAAGCATCTATGATTTTATTAAATTTAGGAAGTTCTACCGGTAAAGCAAATACATTATCGACAGTAAGAGATAAAATTTATAAAAATACATACGCACACTCAAAGGCAGCATCAGAATATTTGTTATCTACAAATGAAACTAAAACAGCATTGTTAAGAAGCATTAGAGATGCATTTCCTGTAAAATCTTTGCTAGAAGGTGAAGAAAATATGTTATTGGGTGATTTCAAAAAAGGAAAAACACCGGGTACAAATATAGATCAATATGTATTACAGAGAGTATTTAATATTAAATCAGCTGAAGAATTTCAAAGTGGATTAAAAGTATTAGATACACCTCCACCACCACATATTAGTTTCATAGGTAAAGGTAAAAACTCAAAACCTATTGAAATTGCAGAAATTAAATCTCGTTCCGATGGTAAAGGGTATGGTGGTACATGGAAATTGGAAATGAGTTTATCAAAAAAATTCGTTGAATTGTGTAAACAATACGATACATAATTAGGGAAAAACAAACAAATGAAAACACAGTTATTATGTACATTTAGTACAAAAACCGATGTAGATAAACATATAGAAGTAATAAAAAGTAATTATACTTTGGCATATAATTACATTTATATCTTACAAAACAAAAACATTCCAAATGAATTGTTTGTAACTTACAATGTAGTAGTAGAAAATGAACAACCAAACTTAGAAATGAAAACTATTTTGGTTCATAGAAAAAAACAAAGTAATACATTATATACAATCAATGCATTAAACAATGTTATTATGGAAGCTACGGGTGGACAGTTGGATAACAAATTTGAAGTAGATTGGGAAAAATATAGGAATTGTATATTAGTAACAAATACAGAAGGTGTAAAGAAAATTTATACTAGAGTGTTTGATGTAATTGATTTAACTAAATAATTATGATTAAATTAAAAGATTTATTATCTGAAGACCTTCGTAAATGGTTTGGTAAAGGACCAGAAGGTTCAACTACTGGTGGTGGTTGGGATAGATATAATACTAAAGGTGAAAAAGTTGGCAAGTGTGGAGATAGTAAAGAAGGTTCAGCATACGCAGCTTGTTTATCAAAAGAAAAAGCAGCTAAATTAGGAAAAGATGGAATAGCCGCATTTGTAAAAAGAAAGAGAGCGGCACAATCCGATGCAGGAGATGCTAAAAAAGGTGGTGAACAAAAGAAAGGACAGAAACCTACATTTGTAAAAACCGGAGCTAGTGAAGGATTAGAAGAAAAAATAAATTTATTTTTAGAGAAAAATGTACCAACTGACCCGGCAAAATGGGCAGCATCTAAAGCAGCAGCAAAAAGAAAGTTTGATGTTTATCCTTCAGCATATGCTAACGGATGGGCAGCAAAAAATTATAAAGCTAAAGGTGGTCGTTGGAAAACTGAAAAATAAATAACTATGATAATATGGTTAACTGGACAACCTGGTAGTGGTAAGACAGTATTAGCAGGTTGGTTAAGAAGTATAAGTGATTTAAATAGTAGAGTTGAAGTAATCGATGGTGATGATATAAGAGAAATATTTCAGAACAAAGATTATAGTGAAGCAGGTAGAAGACGAAACATTGAACTAGCACAAAATCTAGCTCTATTCCTACACAAAAAGAAATTTAATGTCATAGTTTCATTGGTTTCTCCTTATAGAGATCAAAGAGAGGCATTTAAAGAAAAATTGGGAAATGATATAAAAGAATTATATCTTCATTGTTCAGATGATAGGGGTAGAAATCATTTTCACGTTGAGAACTACGAACCACCTTTAGAAAATTTTATTGATGTAGATACTACAAACGAAACACCATTTGAAACTTATCAAAAAATTAAAGAAAAATTAGGTTTTTATTAAAAAAAGTTGTAAATTAGAGTTATGAAAAAATACGCATTATATATCGGCCGTTGGCAAACATGGCACGCAGGACATGAGTGGTTAATTAGTCAGCAATTAGATAAAGGAAAGAATGTTTGGGTAGCAATACGAGATGTTCAAGTTGATGAAAATAATCCAAAAACAGCACAACAAGTTTTAAAAGATTTATCAAAAGAAAAATTCTTTATTGATAATTCAGATAAAATCCTAATCAGTATTATACCAGATATCGAAAGTGTAAATTATGGCAGAGGGGTTGGTTATGATGTTATTCATCACGCACCACCTGCAGATGTTGAATTAATTAGTGGAACTAAAATTAGAAAAGGATATATGGATTCTAACGGAGATATTGTAGAATATGCCGTTGATTAAGAGACATATTGCAAAAACCATCTCATATCGTATTTTAAGTACTACTATTGGATTTATTACAATGTGGTGGGTAAGTGGTTCAATTAAAGTTGGAGCCGCATTTGGTGTAGCAGAATTGTTATTTAAACCATTCCTCTATTTTGTACACGAGAGGTTGTGGTATAAATGGATTAAATACGGATTAAAAAAATAAGTTATATGTCAGATAAAAAAGAAATGGTAAATGGACCAAAGCATTATGGTGGTGCTGATAATCCATATGAGGTAATTAAAGTATGTGAAGCATGGGGATTGGATAAAGATGCTTACTTATTCAATGTAGTGAAATATGTAGCTAGAGCTGGAATCAAAGATCCGGCAAAAGAATTGGAAGATTTAAAGAAAGCAGTGTTCTATTTAGAAAGAAAGATAAAAAATTTACAAAATGAAACTAATTAAATCTGAAAAATTATTAGAATTATTAGAAGGAATAGGTGTTGTTATGAGAATACTAGCATTTGGTATGTTATCCATCATGGGTAAAGATACTCCATTCTTTTGGATGTGGGTATGGAATACTATTGATGCGGTAATACTTACTTATTGTGCATGGGAAAGGGATAATAGACCTTATATTTTACTGAATACCTTCTGGCTAATCGTTGGCGTCATTGGCATATATAATTCCCTATAATATTTGGTGGTCTCAATAAATTATCGTATCTTTGATATATAAGAAATTGAGATTATTGATATTTATATCTGAGATTAAATCGCGATAATCTTAAAACTTAAAACAAACAATTTTTAAAACTTAAAACAAAAAAAGCATGAACATTAATGCAATCAAGCAGCGTTTGAATTCGTTGCAAAACACATCCAAAAAGACAGATTCATTGTGGAAACCAAAACCTGGAAAGTACCAAGTTAGAATCGTACCTTACAAGTTCAACAAAGAA